AAAGCGTACAAATATGACACCACCCCCAGGCCAATAAGATATGATACATGTCTCTTCATATTATTGTTGGACCCATGTTTGCAGGAAAGACCAGTGAGATTCAGAGCGTCGTGCGGCGCTCCGAATGTCTCGGACCTGTGCTAGTTCTCACGGCGGCTAATGATAATCGCTACGGGACCGATGCTGTAATCAATCACGACAGGATCGCCGTGCCGGCGCGACCTGTTGCACTGAATGAACTCTACGAGGTACTAGCATGGGCGGAATTCGCGGTAGCTCGGTCTATTGTCATTGATGAGGCGCAGTTCTTCACCGGTCTCGTGGACTTTGTGACTGCTGCTGTGGACCGGTATGGTAAGCACGTGGTGGTCGTGGGACTCGATGGTGACGCCAAGCGCCGTCCCTTCGGCGAGGTGCTCGCGCTCACGCCGTATGCAGATACCATTGAGAAGAAGACTGCACTATGTCGGCGCTGCGGTGACGGAACTGCTGCCATCTTCACACGGGCGTTGCGACCGTGTGATGATGTAGAGGTGGGTGGGGCGGACATCTATGAGCCCATGTGTCGCCGGCATTATTTAGATTAAAGTTGACTCAGGGCTAGGGGGAGAGTCCCGCCCATACGATGAATATTACTGAGCAGTCCGATTCTGATGCGATTACCACCTATCCCCTGACAGAACGCGTCTATACGGGACACACCGAGTTCTGCCAGGTGACCATCACCGACTCTCCCACCTACGGCAGAATGCTCTTTATCGACGGCGAGCTCCAGAGTGCCGCCGCCGACGAGCATATCTATCACGAGGCCCTCGTCCACCCCACAATGGCACGCGTCGGCATCGGGGCACGTGTGCTAGTCATTGGTGGGGGTGAGGGGGCCACTGTTCGCGAGGTGCTCAAGTGGGAGCCGGATCACGTAGACTGGGTTGACATTGACCGCGAACTCGTCACTCTCTGTCGCCAACATCTGAAGTGGGCGCCAGGCGTACTAGAGCATCAGCGGGTACGTTACATATCCGCTGATATTCAAGCGTGCGTGGCAGGCCTTGGTAGCTACGACGCCATCATCGTTGACTTGCCCGACCCCCGCGACGAGGGATATATCTATTCCAACCCGTTCTGGCTAGCACTGCGAACGCACCTCACGGAGCGCGGACGTATGGTGACCCACTGTGGCCCGGTGCGACCATTTGGTAATATCGGCGAGGGCTTCCAGCATGTTTGGAATGCCAACATTGGGTTCCATAAGTCCAACTTCTATGTTCAGTCTATTCCTAGCTTTCAGGGCGAGTGGGGATTCTGGATGTGGGCGATGAACGATGCGCAGACGAACGTTATGCCCTATGCGCCGACCTTGCGCGTGGCTGACCGAGACCAGATCCGAGCATGGGGCACGCATTCCTGTGTATGGAAAGAGGCGCTCCGGCAGGGCTAAGATAAACGGGGTCTACTATAGTTATGACTTGGTTCTGCTATATGCTTGAAACTGCGGGTAAGACTTACGTGGGGGCGACAGTGAATCCTGACCGGCGGCTGCGACAGCACAATGGAGAACTAGCAGGTGGTGCGCGAGCGACGGCGGGGCGGACCTGGACGCGGCGTTTTTTGGTCGGCGGCTTTGCCGATGAGCGGGCGGCGTTGCGCTTCGAGTGGCGGTGGAAGTGGTTGACCCGCCAGGCACCTGGAGACACCTGGCTAGAGCGGCGGACCCACGCTCTGTCCCTGCTGCTGAGCGACTTTGAAGAGATTGAGGTACTGGAACCGGCGGATTGATGATTGAAATAACTTATATTAGGTCTGCCTAATATAAGTTAGTGATTGTGCTTATTTACTGCGCGCGAAGAGATAGAATAAAACTAAGCACCGTGTGCTTAGTTGGAATAGGCCAGGCCGCCCATGCCGCTCATGATGCGCAGCACGTTGTAGTTGGTGGCGTACACATTCACGTTGGCGCTAGGCTGAGAAGGGTACTTGGCAACATCGCTAGAGTCAGAGGCGACACTGAGCTTAGGGAAGACATCCGCGTTGGTGGCGAAGGTGGCGGGCGTCAGCGTCAGGTTCAGCACGGCATTGTCAATGCGGGAGAAGTTGCAAGAGCCGCTGGGCTGGAGCTCCTCGGGCTTCAGTGCGAAGGAATACACGTTGATGCCAGTGGAGGGGGTGCTGGTGTGGTGCTGGTAGGGCTGCACGAAGTTGAAGTAGCTGCCCTCACGCTCCGTGAAACGGTCCTGGCCGTTCAGCTGGATCTTGGCCACGGCGGTAGGGTTGCCCAGGTTGGAGTCGGTGTAGCGCCAAGGGGAGTTGGTCGTGGAGAGGCAGTCCAGGTAGCTGGGGTTCTGCACCACCCACACGATCTCCTTGCAGGGGTGGTTGAAGGACAGCTGGATCTTGTTGGAGGTGGAGGTCACGGACTCAGTGCCAGTGAACTGAAGCTGCTCAATGAGGTACTCGTGGGCCACCTGTGCGAAGCGGCGGCGCTCCTCCGTGTCCAGGTACACATAGTCCACATACAGAGAGCAGGCCACCATGCCCTTCTGTGCCACGTTGTTCAGCACGGCCGAATTGTTGGCAGCGGAGCCGCAGTTCAGGTTGACCAGGTACTGGAGCTGAGTGAACTCCACGTTGATCTTCACCTCGTGGTACTGGAGGGCGATCAGAGGCAGAGCCAGACCGGCGTGGCGGTTGAACCAGAACTCCAGAGGGATGTACAGGGTCTGCTCAGGGATGCAGCCAGTCAGGCCCACAGCCTGAGGCTCACTGCCAGACTCAAACAGGGTGTTGGTGGTCAGGGTGGGGGAGAACGCCGTGGTATTGGCGAACACGCAGTCAGTGCCATTCGCGGCAATCATGGGGTTCACACATGCCAGCGCACGCACATCATCAGGGGTCAGCTCAGTCTGGCAGGAGCGGCAGGCAGCCTGGGGAGACAGAGCCACACCGCCATAGGCGTTCACCATGTTCAGGTAGGCCAGCTCCTTGCCCACGGGCAGGGTCAGCTCATTCCAGATGTGCAGCCACTCACCGTAGTGCTTGTCAATCTGCTGACCACCAATCTCCACGTACACGTTGTCAATCAGGTACTGGCCCAGGTAGGGCACCCAGGAAAAGGCATTCACCTGATTGGGGGTGGTAACATTGTTGAAGATGGTGTTGTCAATTGCGGGCAGAGTCACCTGGACATACACCTTGGTGATCAGATCGCCATTACGGGAGATAGTGGACTGCACACGCTTACCGAAGTTGCCCACACCGTTGAAGGTCTGCTCAATGGCCTCCATCGCAAAGTTGGAGTGGCGGCGGTAAAGCTGCTTGAAAAAGGTCACCTGAGGGTTCGCCGTCAGATAAACATCCTGTGCACCGTAGGCAACAAGCTGCATAAGACCACCGGAAGTCATTTATACTTTAAGAATCTAAAATTATTTGGCCAGACCCGGGAGAAATTGCCGGGCCTTAGTTACTGTAAGCCAGACCCCCCATCCCCGCCATGATACGGAATACGTTGTAATTCGTCGCATAAATGCGGACTTGTGCCGTATTTCCGTCATACACCGTGTTAGGCGACACGGTCATGTTAAGGGTCGCCACATCTATCCGGGAGAAATTACAGGTTCCACTTGGCTGGTGCTCCTCTGGATTCAGTGCAAAAGAATACACATTAATGCCCACTGCCGGTATATTAGTATGATGCTGATACGGTTGAACCAGATTGAAGTATCGCCCCTCGCGCTCAGAAAAACGGTCCTGACCATTCAGCTGGATATTCGCCACCGCCACAGGGTTCCATCCCGCCAGACCTTCTACTGTTGAAATAGAGTAGCCCGACTCCAAGGCTGCACGATCCCAGAAATCCGAATAATTAAACGGCTGCTGTCCTTTCCAGCGATTGATGACAGCAGGGTCAGTAGACACAAAGGATTGCCGCTGAACAACCCACACAATTTCCTTGCATGGATGATTGAAGGCCATCTTAATCTTGTTCGCCGAGCTAGTAATGGACTCGCCGCCCGTAAATTGGAGCTGCTCAATCAGGTATTCGTGTGCAACCTGGCTAAACCGCCTGCGCTCTTCCGTGTCCAGATACACATAGTCCACGTAGATTGAGGCGGACACGAGGCCGATCGCATTCACGGCGTCCATAATCGTGGGGTTATTTGTCCACATCAGATTATAAAGCTGATTAAACTCCAGTGTGATACGCACCTCGTGATACTGGAGCGCAATTAGCGGCAGTGCGAGACCGGCGTGGCGATTAAACCAGAACTGAAACGGGATATACAACGTATATTCAGGACAGCAGCTACGCGACTCTGCACTAGAATGCGGATCGCCCCCCGTTAACATATTCGTGCATCCTCCATCTGGCCCAATCTTGGTAATCAGATTCGTTAGCTCTGGCACATTGCCCACCATTTCGGCATACCCCGCCTGCTTTCCCGCCGGCTGCGTGAGCTCGTTCCAGATATGGAGCCAATCTCCATAGTGTTTGTCAATCTGCTGGCCGCCGATTTCAATGTAGACGTCATTAATGAGATTATGGCCAATCCAATTCAGCCAGCGAAACTGGTCACCAGAGGCATCTACTGCGCTAATACTGCTGTCATTGAGATCCACCGACGGCAGCGTTGTCTGGAGATACATGCGATGGATGAGATCACCGTTACGACTAATCACGCACTGCACACGTTTACCGAAATTAGGCACGCCATTGAATACCTGCTCAACGGCCTCCATTGCAAAATTGGAGTGACGCCGATACAACTGCTTGAAAAACGTCACCTGGGGATTCGCTGTCAGATACACATCCTGCGCGCCGTAGGCCACGAGCTGCATCAATCCGCCCTGAACCATTCTCCTTGGGGCAGCGACTTTGGTTACCCGGAGATGCCGCGACTGCGTATCTGGCCGTTAGATACGCTCTGCGTATCTAAAGCCCTACACCGAAGAATTCAACAACTGAATGTCTATACGAGATGTTCTCGTCAGCAGTGTAATATCAGAATCCAAGGTAAAACAGGCAACCACACTCGAAGCATTTCATCAGCAAAAAATGCGGGAATTCAGTGACGATAAGGCAACATTGGTCGCGCTAGAGACCAATCTTGCGACACTTAAGACCGAATTTGCGGCTATGACAGAAACATACACCGATGAATGGCGTCAACTTAGTGATGCGATTGAGGAGACTACGCGGAAAATTGCTGAAATCCGAACGGACAAACGCCGTATAGATTATTTTCTGGATGTGGGCGATACTCTATTTCAGTATTTTGATGCTCAAGAGTTACTAGCAAAGGGTGAGGCGGCAGCGGCACCACAGCGGGTTCAGTCAAATTCGGTCCTGAGTTACTTTGAGGCGCCTGCGCCGGTTGCCCCATCACCGACCAAGATCAAGGCCAGTGAGATGGATACGACGACGGGACTCAATCGCGATAAGATGCTAGAGAAATATCTGGCAATTGTGGACCCGAGTGCCATCAAGGGCGGTATCATGCCTGGTTCCGGTATTGAGACGGGCTGGGGTTTCTGTGCGGCATGCAACTTAGAGATGACCTTTTATCAAAATGAGGCGCTGCTGGGTTGTCCTGGATGTGGTCGCGAGGAATTTATTCTCATTGATTCTGAGAAGCCGAGTTACAAGGATCCGCCTCGTGAGGTCACGTATTTCGCGTATAAAAAGATTAATCATTTCAACGAGTGGCTAGCACAGTTCCAGGCGAAGGAGAATACGGATATTCCCCAGGATGTATTGGATGCCGTAATGCGAGAGCTCAAGAAAGAACGTATTTCGGATCCCAAGAAGCTGAAGAAGGACAAGATTCGCGAGGTGCTCCAGAAACTCAAGTTCTCCAAGATGTACGACCACGTTCAACAAATCAAGAACAAGATTCAGCAACAGATGACTATGCTTACGCTGTCAAAAGAGATGGAGGAAAAGCTTCAGCACATGTTTAAGGAGATTCAGCCGGCGTTCATCAAATACTGTCCGACAAATCGGTCCAATTTTCTGTCCTACCCATATGTGCTGTATAAGCTTTGCCAGCTGCTTGAAATGGACGAGTTTCTCCCGTGCTTTCAGCTCTTGAAGTCGCGGGAAAAACTGTATCAACAGGATCAGGTGTGGCAGAAGATTTGTCAGGAGATGCGATGGGAGTTTATTCGCAGTATTTAACTCGGATCTAAAGACTAGCAGTCGTGGATGGGTAGAGCCCCATTAGCGCAACGGATAACGCGTCAGCCTTCT